GAAATGAAATCTCAGGAACGTTGGCAGAAAATCATCAAAACAAAGATTACAGATGATGCAATTCCAACGGAAACCATTAAAGAGATTTATGCCGACAATGACTAAAAACTTATTTAAAAAAGCCGCTTGTTTTACAGATATCCATTGGGGTCTAAAGAACAACGCAAAGCAACACAACGAAGATTGTTTAGATTTCGTTGATTGGTTTATCAAAGAGGCAAAAGAAAGAGATTGCGAAACTTGTATATTTCTGGGCGATTGGCACCATAACAGGTCAAGTCTAAACATATCAACAATGAAATATAGTCTTGCTGGTCTACGAAGACTAAGTAAAGCATTCGAAAAAGTTTATGTTATCTTAGGCAATCACGATTTATTTTATCGTGAAACCCGTGATGTAAACTCTATGGAATTTATTGACGATTTACCTAATGTAATTCTAGTAAGAGATACACTAATAGAGGGCGATGTTGCTATTGTGCCATGGTTAGTAGGCGATGAATGGAAAAAGATTCCTAAGATAAAGACAAAATACATCTTTAGTCATTTAGAGTTACCTACATTTAAACTCAATGCAATGGTTGAAATGCCTGACCACGGCGGATTAAACGGCAGTATGTTTTCAAATCAAGACTATGTATTCACTGGTCACTTTCATAAACGTCAAGTAAAAAACAATGTAATTTATATTGGCAATGCTTTCCCTCATAACTTCTCTGACGTATGGGACGATGACCGAGGTTGGATGTACTTAGAGTGGGATAAAGAACCAGAATTCTTCACTTGGGAAGATGCACCAAAGTATAAATCTATCGCATTATCAAAGTTACTTGATGCTCCAGACGAGTATCTATTACCTAAGACATCAGTAAAGATAACACTAGACATCGATATATCGTATGAAGAAGCGAATTTCATCAAGGATACATTTGTAGAAACATATAATCTACGAGATGTAACACTTGTTCCTGTTAAGAATACAGAACACGAAAACGACACTGGTGCTGAAATACATTTCGAAACAATAGATGAAATTGTAATAGCACAGTTATCATCGTTAGCCGATACTGGAAGTTTTGATAAAAGGGTACTAATAGAAATATACAATAATTTATGAAAAGAATATTAATTACTGGAAGTCGTAACTATGGCTTGTGTGAGGCAATGTGTAATTTATTTGACACAATACCTGATATCGAGTATGAAACAGCAAGTAGAAGTAATGGTTATCAATTAGATACGAGTGAAGGTCAAAAGAAGTTAGCAGAGCATTATATCAACGGAAACTTTGATATCTTTATAAACAACTCTGCAATATGGAAGTTTCAACAAGTTATGATTGTTGAATCTGTATTCAATGCTATGGAAGAAGCAGATAGAAAAGGACATATTATAAACATTGGGTCAACTGCTGATACTGGAGTAAAGGGAAGAACTTGGAGATATCCAACAGAAAAGAAGGCACTTAAGGCGTACAATAGAGATTTAACTTATAAAGCAATGGGTGGCAGTAATATAAAAACAACATTAATATCACCAGGAAGTTTAACAACATCTAGTGTTATGAAGAAACATCCTGATAGAAAACTGATTGATGTCGAGTATATCGCAGAATTAGTAGTTTGGACAATTAATCAACCAGAGTATATCAATGTCAACGAATTGTCGATTGACCCGATACAACTTGGAACTTACGCAAGAGGGGTATAAGTTTGTTAGTAATTAAGAATATAACAATAAGAAATTTTATGAGTGTGGGCAATGTTACCCAGGCTGTCAACTTGAATAAAGATGAACTGACATTAGTTTTAGGTAATAATGTAGACTTGGGCAGTGACGGTGCAAGAAATGGTACAGGTAAGACTACAATCATCAACGCATTAAGTTATGGATTGTATGGGAAAGCACTTACAAATATCAGACAGAACAATCTAATCAACAAGACTAATAGCAAAGGTATGATGGTCACTGTTGATTTCTCATACAATGGAAATGATTATAGAATTGAACGTGGTCGTTCTCCAAATGTATTTCATTTCTTGCGTGATGGCATGGAACTTGGCGACAACGATGTAGAGAATGCTGGTCAAGGTGAAATGCGAATGACCCAATTTGAAGTAGAGAGTATTATTGGACTTTCTCATACAATGTTCAAACATATTGTTGCGTTGAATACTTACACTGAACCATTTCTGGCATTACGTGCTGGTGACCAAAGAGAGTTAATTGAAGAACTTCTAGGAATTACTGAATTATCTCGTAAAGCAGAAGTATTAAAAGAAATTTCAAAGAACACAAAAGAACAGATAAAAGAAGAAGAGTACACATTAAAAGCCGCAGAGGATACGAATGCTCGTATTCTAAAAAGTATCAAAGACATAGAACGCAGACAAAAGGTTTGGACTAACAAGCAAACAACTGATTCAGAGACATTAGAAACTGAACTATCTTCGTTGACACATTTAGATATTGAATCTGAATTAAAGAATCACACATTATTAGTGACATACAATGAAAACTTAAGTGCCCAATCTCAAGCAACAAGTTGGATTAATAACATTGAATCTGATAATACGAAGCAAAACAGACTAATCGAAAGACTTGATGGTGAAATAACGTTAATTAAAGACTATAAATGTCATAGTTGTGGGCAAGATATTCACGATATCAAACAAGAAGAAATACTTACAAGTAAAAATACTCTAAAAGACGAGGCAGTATCGCAGTTGACTATTAACGAAAGTTCATTAGCAGAACACAATTCTTTAATAGAAGGTATTGGCAATATTGGTGTTAAGCCTGTTACATTTTATAGTACATTATCGGGTGCATATGAACACCAAAACTCTGTGGAAAAATTGGAAGAGGCAATAGAGAGCAACAAAAACACAGAAGACCCATATGTTGACCAGATAAATGATATGAGAAATGATGCGTTAAAAGAAGTAGATTATTCTCACTTGAATACGTTAGTTTCGTTATTAGAACATCAAGACTTCTTGTTGAAACTACTAACTAACAAAGACAGTTTTATTCGTAAAAAGATTATAGACCAGAACTTAAGTTACTTAAACTCTCGTCTAGCCCATTACTTAGATAAGTTAGGATTACCACATGATGTTGTATTCCTGAGTGATTTGACAGTAGAAATCACTGAATTAGGACGTGATTTAGACTTTGATAACTTATCTAGGGGTGAAAGAAACCGACTTATATTAGGTTTAAGTTGGAGTTTTCGTGATATATTCGAGTCATTATACAGTACAATTAACGTATTATTTGTTGATGAATTGATAGATAGCGGAATGGACACAAACGGTGTCGAATCATCACTTGCTGTTCTTAAAAAGATGACAAGAGATGGAAACAGAAGTGTGTATTTGATATCACACAAAGATGAATTACAAGGACGAGTACAAAGCGTTCTTCATGTAATAAAAGAAAATGGTTTCACAAGTTTTTCTCATGATGAGGAAAGCGCCATGTATAACACACAGGAGTAATACAATGAGTACAAATGCAGAAATTATGGAAGCAATCGAAACATACCAGGCAGAAAATGCTAAGTTCGAAGAGAAAGGTGTTAAAGCCTCAGCCGCTCGTGCCAGAAAGGCATTAGGCGATATTGGCAAACTTACTAAGGTACGTAGAGCAGAAATCCAAGATAAGAAAAATAATATGTAAAAAGCTTGACTTTATCATTTCAACATGATATGATAGTGTTATCGGTGATACTTTTGTCTCCTCTAAACCTCTCTCATCAGACATTGGTTTCATTGATCTCTATATAACAAAGAGAAGTACTACACAAAAAACAGTGCCTCCACGTTTATAGAGAGTACGACAAAGAGCCCAGCATATTCTTGCTGGGCTTTTTCTTTGTCTGACTAAATATAACATTAGCACTTAACTATTGAGAGACTTCACAAATGAACTACATTGAAAAGATGAAATGGATAGGAACGGGCATGTTTGTCTGTGCGGGCGTATTGATATCTATCAATATACCAGAGTCAAAGTACGCATTTCCAATATTTGCAACTGGTCACATCATAGCAATCTACGTCTTTGCAACGTTAAAAGATAAGCCATTAATTGTACAGAATATATTTTTCTTTTGTATTGATTTGATAGGAATTTATCAGTGGCTCTTGAAGCCTCTATTTCTTAGTTAAGTAATAGTAAAAATCATCAACAGAAAACTATAAATAATATATAGATAGAGATATATTAGGAGAGACAATGATACGCACAAACGTTGAAATTGATGGTTACGAAAAGATATTACATATCGAACATGAAGAATCTGGACTAGATGCCTTCATAGCAATCCACAATACCAAATTAGGTCCTGCTATTGGCGGGATTAGATGTTATAACTACAATAGCCAAGATGCACAATTAAAAGATGCACTACGACTAAGTGAAGGAATGACATTCAAATGTGCTGCCGCAGGGTTAAAGCATGGCGGTGGAAAGACAGTCATAAACGCATTAAAGATTAAAGACAGAAGTCTAGCATATCAGATGCTTGGACTTGAGATCGAAGCACTTGATGGTTCATATATTTGTGCTGGCGATGTAGGTACATCTATTGAAGATTTATTCAGAATTAACGATAGTACAAAGTATGTCGCGGGTATAACATTAGATAGCAGTTTGCCGACAGCATTGGGAACGCATACAAGTATTAAGACTTTACTTAAAAGAGATGGACTGAAAACAAAAGACCAAATATTCACAGTTCAAGGTCTTGGCAAAGTAGGTAAGCATCTAGTCGAGATGTTAGATGGTAAGATAGAAGCCTATGACCCATTCGTAACTGAATTAGATGGAGTCACTCACATAGAAGAATCAAAAATACTACAAGGCGAGTTTTATGTTCCTTGTGCGTTGGGTGGTGTTCTAAATGGATTCTCACTCGCATCAATCAAATCAAAATATGTATGTGGCAGTGCGAACAACATCTTTGATGCAAGAAACGATATCATTACGGCACACGATATGGGCATCAAGTATGTTCCAGATTTTATCACAAACTGTGGTGGAGTTATCGCAGTGGCATTAGATTTTCAAAAGAAAGATTACAAGGCAGCACTAACTACAAAACTAGCCAAGCGTATCAATACGATATTAGATATGTCTAAAGATGAGAATGTTCCTATTCAGCATATAGCAGAACGAATAGCGAATGATAGACTAAAATAATTAATTTCTGTACTATATTTTTTGTTTAAGACTTGACAGATACTCTTTAAGAATCTTAGAACTTCCAACTCGAACATTGATAATACCATTATAGTACTCATCTGTTTCTAATACTCTTCGGTCAAACTGTTCTTTGGCTTCTACATAACTCAAAGCACCACGACTAGGACAGTAGTGAAGTATTTCACGTGTAAACTTATCTTTACCTAGCGTTAGTACATCAGCATTCAAATGGTCAGACGAACCCCAATAGGTTCTCCAATCACTTTCTTTAAACCCACGTCTTTTGTTCTTTCTTCCTTTAAGAGGTGGTTTAGTAGTCTTAAATCGTGCTAACTTCTTACCTATGTATTTGCGATTATCTGTAAGATTGGTAATTACATATACAAATCCTTCTACGTCTTCGGGTAAATCATTTACAACTTTATTATTATATGTCCAATCACTCATTTAATCATCTCATTGTTTGGTATCTTATTAGGTCTAAAGACCTAATATCTTCGTAAATTTCTTTTCGTTCCACTCAAAGAACATTTCCTCGATATTTATTTCTTCCATATAAATTATATATCTATTATTTAAATTGCTTGTTGAGTTTGGAAGACACAATTGCCCATCCGACTGGGCAACTGCTGAGATACTTGTTTTAGTTCATCAGATTCCATGTCTAAGTTAGCCACTAGTAATGGCGAGGTCGGTTGACGATTCCCTCTTAACTTAGTATTGCGTCTTTCGACTCAACGGCACTTTGATTAATCTACATAGAATAAAATTTAATCAAAGTCGATAGTAATATATCTATCAGCGGTGTGTACATTTCTGTACGGTAAATACTAGTCATTCAATTACCTTTAGAGTAATGAATGTTTTATGTTACAAACAGTTCTTGTGGTTAACGAGAAGCAGTGTCGGTGTTCACCCAACTTATCCGAACGTATGTATGATATATACGCCCTCAATCCCGAGTCGGCAATCCGACTAACAGTTCCACTATGTATGCCGTTATTAGTTCTTTATTAGTTCTTTGGGGGATTTATATTAGATTTGAATCGATTTATATTAGTTATGTTAACCATACTAACACAATGAAATAAGGATGTCAACCCTTTTCGTAACTTTTTTTTGAAATTAAATTTAAAGAATAGGCATACCTGCTTTCTTACTCATTTCGAAGTTCTCATTTACTATATCATTGAGATGGTCAATGTGATTTGCCGGCATTTCGTGGAGTTCAGTTATGCTAACCCCACCTCTCATATACCAAGTTAGTTTTAGTAGAGTTTTGTGTACAGATTCGAGGTCTTTCTGATAAGTCTCTTGTTTTTCTCTAATATCTTCTGCGCTGGCGGACTTTAACCAGCTTAGGAAAAATTTATAGGATTCATCTCAAATGTTACTTTATCTGGATGTTGACACTCTTCACAAGCAAACTCAAAAGTTGTTAAATCGTCTGGTTTTTTACTTACCTCTGCTATTCTTTCATTGACTGTTTTGACAATATTTGCTGGTATATTGGTCATAAATTCCAAAATCGTATCATTGTCTGTTATAACAGTGTCGGGAGTCTCGATACGATCAATCGAACTAATTAATAGATCTATGTTCTGTTGAGAAACTTTTCTGAAACTAATAGCAAATTGCTTTGCCATTTCCATCTCACCGCCCTCACCCTCTGCTGTTTCTTTAATGTTGGCTAATATACGGTGTTGCTCTACATCAATTAGCGCCAGTCTTGTTAAACTTTCAAGTTTTGGAGGATGTACATGAATTTTTAAATCTTCATACTCGATGGGCTCAACTTCATCTATCTCTGGAAATCTGTTAAGAACACTGTTTATATCTATATTATATTCGGCTTGTTCTTCGCATTTAGTACACGTGTGTAGATGTGTGATTGTTTTGCCATACGTTGCGTATTTGATTGCTAGATATAATAACTCTGCATCTATGTTGCATAGATTTCTAGGATCTGGGATTGCAGGAACACAACTTGCAATAAGATTTATTAGTGCTTCACCATTAAGAAGTTCATCAGGATTTTGCATTGATATTTCATCAATCGCTGTCATTGGGAGTATTGCAACCTCATCTAAGACAGTTTTGGGGATTTCTGGGTTAAATCTGCCGCCAGTTGGAATTTGTACGTAAATTGTTGGTTTACGAAAGTATTTTGATAATGGATTGTCGTTCATTTTGTGTCCTCTGATAAATACACTATGATGTATAAGTTAGGTAATTAAGTGTAGAAATAACTACTACTATAACTATTTATCTACTTATTAACTACGAAGTTTTATAATATAACAGAATAGAGAATATTAATGGCCAACCTTTCAGAGACAAGTGACGTATATATTTCAGGTATTGATAGTAGTATTGAGGCTTGGAGTACAGAAACAACACAAAGAACAATAGCCGCTTCCTTAAGACAAGCAAACGCAGATACTACTGGTATGGTAAGATTGCTAGAACTATTGGGCGCTAAAGCTGGAATATCAGAAAAAGAGATGACAAACATTTCTGTTGAAATTGCTAAAGCCAATGCGGCAGCCAGAGCAGGCGCTACAAAAGTCATCGCCACCGCCACGAAGTCAGGTGCAGAAGAGACAAAACAAACAGGCCAGTTGACATCGCTATTGGCAGCATTCAGTGGCACGACTAGCCAATTAACTAAGAACGCGAGAGACCAGGCAAAAAGAGACAGTATCAGAGATGATTTGATTGAGGCTGGAATGAGTAGCAGAGCGGCAAATGAGGCTGCTGATAATCGAATGAATATAGAGAATGCAAAAGCCGCGGCGGCAAAAGTTGCAGCCTTTGTTGGTATCGCATCTACATTTACGATGACAGCGGCGGAGACAATTAGAACTGGATATGGCGAAAGAGCGGATATGGTGGGAGAAATGCGCCAATCAGGTTTATTATCTGGACTAAAGGAAGCAAATCAAGGCTTTATCAGTATAGCAAAGACAATCAGTGCCACTAATTTTACTTTTGGTGAAGCGGCAGAATTTACTAAACGTTTTTCTCAAGCAGTTGGCGTCACTGGAGTGAAAAGTGCATTAGATTTTTCTAATTCTATGGCGAAGGGTAGTATAGAAACAGGCACAGGATACATGGAAAGATTTAGTATGTCCTTTGGTCAAGTTGCGAATATGTCAGGTCAATATCTTGAATCATTAAGAGCATCGGGTCAACTATCTAGTAGAAGTGATACACAGATGAAAACGGGAATGTCAAATTTCATGGACAATGTTCAAATGACTGCAAATGTATTAAAAATCTCAATGGAAGAGGCAGCAGAATTGATGATGAAGAGTGTATCGCCAGTACAAGTAGGACTAATGGCAACACTTGAGGCTTCACAGCGAGAACGAGCCGAGTCTGCGTTGTTAGCCATGAATGTACAAGGTGGGCCAATAGGAGACGCACTAGCGGCAAGACTTGCCGCCGGCAGTGAGGCAGATTTTCTTTTAACAGACAAATACGCTGAGTTGATGAGTATGGGTGCTGTTGGTATGGAAACATTAGACTTTATTAGTCCAATGGCAAAGTCGATAGAAAGTGGCGAGGAAGTAAACTGGCAAGCGGAATTTGGAAAACAATACATCCAATTTGCAGATAGACTTACAGAAGTGGGAAAGGATAATAGAATGATGCTTCTAACAAACGACAACATAGCCGCAGTAGTTGGACAAGTTATGGCAAGTCGTGAAAACTACGATGACGCAGGAGTAAAAATAACAGGCGGCGGCGATGAAGATAAAACAAAGATGTTAGCAGATGAACAACAGCGTATTGCATTAAGATTGTCTGAAGATGCTTTAAATACTCAAATGGGAAATTTTACTCACAAACTGAAAGAACTGACTGAAACATTAGCACAGGCGGCGCAAATGTCCTATGATTGGATGGAAGCCCACAAAGAAGGCATCGAAACGGCCGCAGAGTTTGGAGTATGGTGGAAAGAAATTTGGCCAAATCTCCTTACCTGGACGTTAGACATGACATCAGATGATACATTGGCATCGACAACACTGCGTGTAGAACAAAGAGAAAGAGAGTACGGCGAAGCAAAAGACTATCTAGATGGAGGAAGAAATAAAAAAGGTAATTTGTTTACGGACGCTGAGAGGTATCAGGCAATACAAGTGGCTGGAGTGGCAAAACGCGCATTGGAATCTGCACTAGATGACCAGACTAAAGTTAAAGAGTTAACATCGATTGATGATAACAATGTTACTAGAATCATAGAACGAGAGGCGTCTACAGCAATAATTGACGCGCAGATTGTGGATAAGACAAAGATAAAGGATTTATCTACCACCGCTGACTTTGACACTGTAGCAGAAGTTAAGGCAAAACTATTGCTACTTGAAGCTGAATTGATAAAAGCAAAAGACCTTAAAGATGTAGACGGAGAGTTTTGGGGCAGAGATGGGTATTGGAATGAGACAAGTAGCGAGTTAAGAAACCAGTCTGGCGAATATGTAACATCTATCAATAGACTCATCAAGCAGTTCGAAAAAGTACTTAAAGTACTTAAGGATTAATTAAATGGGTAAACAGTTGACAATGAATACAGAATATGTTATTATAAATAGAATTAGGAATAAATTATGACTTGGAAAAAATACTTTAAAACATATGACGGCGTTCCAGTTCGTTCATCTGAGAATAGAAATACTGGCGAAGGTAATGCTTCGAGTTCGAAATATAGCAGTTGGTTGCCAGAAGTCTATATGGGACAACCCAATAGAGCCCAAAGATATGGTCAATATGACCAAATGGATATGGATTCAGAAGTTAATGCGGCATTAGACACTATTGCAGAATTTTCCACGTTGTTCAGTGAAACTACAAAATTACCATTTTCTGTACAATTCAATGATGATCCATCATTTACAGAAAACGAAGTTCTTCAGAAATCATTACGCCAATGGTGTACAATGAATGAGATGAACAAACGTATTTTTAGAATTTTTAGAAATACAGTCAAATATGGTGACCAATTATTCGTTAGAGACCCAGAGACATACAAATTATATTGGGTAAATCCAGCAAAAGTTGAAAAGGTTGTTGTAAACGAAGGCAAAGGTAAGAAAATTGAAGCCTATTATATCAGAGATTTAGATATCAATATGCAAAGTCTTAACATTACTGCTGATACTACTAAGTTAGCACAGACTGGTTCACAGCAAATGGGTATTCCTACAAGTACTGCTGGACAACAACAAGGATTTGCGGCTGGTTCAGCACCTGGTTCTCGTTTCGCTGAAGACCAAACATCAACAGCAATTGATGCCAAGCACGTTATTCACGTATCTCTAAGTGAAGGTATCGACCAATACTGGCCTTTCGGCACAAGTATGCTTGAGCCTGTATTTAAAGTATACAAGCAAAAAGAATTATTAGAAGACTCTATTATTATCTATCGTGTTCAAAGAGCGCCAGAACGTAGAGTATTTTATATTGACGTTGGTGATATGCCAACTCATAAAGCACGTCAACACTTAGAACGTATTAAGAATGAAATTCATCAACGAAGAATC